AGGCCCTCCAATAGTTCTAGCAACATTCATTACAAATGTGCCAGCTTTGGCAAGTTCTTCCGTAAATTTTGTAATGTCTGCTGCTTGCTTGGCTATGGCAGGATCACTGGCAGCTTGTTGCAAACTTTTATACCGCGCAGTAAGTGCGGCTACATTTTGCTCCGCAGCTTTAATCTGGCTCGTCTCCTCCGCCGTAATTATTCCATCAGTGCCAGCAGACGTGCGCAAATCCATCAAATCTTGCTGCGATTGCTTTAATTGCATAAAAACGCGCTCAATTTCGCCTGTAGCAATTTGTGCTGACAGCGACAATTGCTTTAGAGAACCTCCCAGTGGTCCAAGAATAGCTTGAGCTGCAGAATTTGCTAACGGAGAAAAACTTTCCAGGACTCGCTGGAAGTCTCCTCCAACTGTATTAATCAATCCTTGCAGTGACCTGCCAGCCACTTGTGCTCCAGTACCAAATCTATTGATCAATTCATCACTTACTTTGGCAAATACTTCCCTAAAGCGACCACCAACAAATGCTCCATCCTCCATTGCTTTGCTAAAGTCCTTAACGGACATCCCAGCGGCTTTAGAGAAAATAGCCAACGCACCAGGTAGCACGTCTCCTAACTGCCCTTTAAGTTCTTCAGCCATGATCTGGCCCTTACTGGCCATTTGCCCGAAAGCATAAATAACGCGCTCAGCCTTGTCAGGCGTTAGTTGCAAAGCCGCAGTAGCAGCACTAATGCCAGTAAAAAGTTTTTCAATGGACCCCGAATCAAATCCCGTTGGAGCCATCGAAGCGTAGAGCCTAACAAAACCAGTCCTAGTAGTTTCTAAATTAAGGCCAAATGCTCGCTGAACATTATCAACAAAAAGCATTTCTTTTGCAAATGTACCGGTTTCTTGTGTGGAAACTTTTAATGCATTTGTAAATTGTTGCTGGCTTTTTGCTGCATTAAGAAGTTGACCAGGCAAGCTCATGACAAAGCCCAATCCTTTATATGCAGCGCCATAAAGCAATACTTGTTTAGTCGCCTGTCCAAGTTCTCCCGCGATGCCTTTAAGTCCGCCAATTAATGGAAGTTGACTTGCCCTAAAGTTTTGGCTGGATGCAGTAGCCACATCTAATGCTGTTTTGAATTTCTCCGCTTGGCTGCCAGCGCCAATGAAATTTGCTGGTCCTTGTTTCCCTATTGGCATTTTTCCATCAGAAGGGAATCCGCCTGGCGGTACATAACCTCTGTTGCGATCAAAGGGAGAAGCGAACCCTTCGCCAAAACTGCCGGTTGTAATGCGTGGTCGATTTAATCCTGCAGTTGTTTCTCCTGCAGCAGGAAGCATTAAAGGTGTCCTGGGCAGTGGTGGAAGCGGACCTTGATTCAAAGGACCATGGCCTACTGACTTGAAATATTCGCTAACAGCACCATCAACAATACGCCTGAATTCAGACAATCCCGACTCAGCAGGCAGCATCTTGCGTTCTGCGGCTGGAGGAAGTCGCGGTTGTCCTCCTTCACTTACGATGGCAGGCACAATACGACGCCGCGCTGCATTTGCTGTGTTTATTAATTGTTGAGTAAGAATTGCTTTATGGTAGGCATCAATATTTTGCTTATAATTACGAGTGAAATTATCTAATTGCGTTTTATGATAATCTTCAATTATATTAAAAGCACTCCGAATCTGCACTTCAATTACCTTAGATGCGCCCTCCCTTGAGCTAATAGCTAGCGCTCCCCCTGGTGCGCGACCAGGCAGCAGCCCAGGCCCAGCAGTGGCTGCAGCAGCACCACCAGCAACGCCACCAGCCCTGCGATTGATTCTGTCTGCATATGCATTTGTGGCGGCGGTGGCTGTTTTGGTAGCAGTATCAAACCTTCTTAATGTTTGATCAAGGCTATCGCTAAAGCCTGAAATCCCAACAAATGAATTGCTTGTAGTGCGCAAAACAGAAGTTAATTCTGTCAAATTATTAAGCAGTTCAGTTCCGCTTTGTGCCGATACTTTCCTTAAATCTTTGCCAAGCTTGTCAATTTGACTTAATAATGAAGCAATTTTTAATCCATAATTCTGAGGATAAAGAGTTTTACCGCCAGTAGATAAAGACGCCCTGCCAGTAGTCCTGGCAGTTTCCCCCATGGCACGTAGATCTTGCGCTAAACTTTCTGCGCTGGATTGAATTTTATCAAACTTTTGTTTTAATTCTCGGTTCTCGCCCATCATCATGACGGAACCATCGTCAAGCGCTTTTCGTAGTTTCTGTGGATCTATTTGATTTAATTCTTGAAAGAAAAGCTTGAAAGCGCTTTCAACACCCATGCCTTTAGCGGCAGATTTAAATCCTGGAATGCTTCGAGTGCCGGAGCCGAAAGGAGCTTCTCCCCTCATCTCTACCATTTTTGCAACAGCTTTATTTATATCTCCTTTGCTTTCCTTGGCCATTTTCGTGGCCATCTCCTTCATCGCTGTACCTATAGTTTTAGTGCCACCTCCTGCATTAAAATCAATTTTGATAGAGCCCGAAAGGTTTTTAAGGGAAGCCGCTAACTTTTCAATTTTTTCAGCAGCTAATCCGACGGATGTATCGTTTAAATCTATCCTGTATTTTTTCTTGCCAAGAGTTCGCCCAATAGCTTCTAATTGTGTTGTTAGATTTTTTTTATTAATTAATACATTTACAGGATAATAGTACGCCCCTGCTGTTTGCGCAAGTTTTCCTAGTTGCGAGCGAAATCCTGCTATATTTAGCGTTACGTCAAGTTTTAATTCAGCCATATTCGACAATAGCCCTATTATTCATAATATAGCTACTCCCCACTTGGTTCACGGGTGGAAGCAGTTTTTAGTTCATCAGCTAATAATGCAATAACTCGACCATCTAATCGTCTGGTGCGCATTAACCGTTGCAATATGCCCAAGCTTTCATCTGTCATGCCGTTTTGTTTCTTTAATCTTCTAGTGTCAAACGGTAAGAAATCATCTGCTGATACCTTTGCTTTTTTCCCTCCTAATGCTCCTACAACTACAGTGCCTAGCTTAGCTGTTGCAATACTACTAATATTATATTTTGTGATATCATGATTTTCCAGCCATTTCAATGCTGTCACAATATCCTTTACACGCTGCTTACCAAAATTATGCGCCTCCCATCGGCAATCATTAAAATCTGATGAATTAAGACGAAAATAAATTTCATCCCATTTTGTTAAGTTTTTTAAAAATTGCCGGGCTTGTTTCTCTAGTCGCTCGGCAAAGCTTCCTTCGTCCGGCGTGGTGCTTTTTTTGCTTGTCCTGCTTCTTTCGCCTCAGCCTCTTGCTCACTCGCTATAAATTCCATGCCTTTAGCAATTAAACGCCTTCCCATTGATTTAGTGTCTTCAATGGACCAATCATCAAGGGGCAGCCATTCCCCATCGCTCATCAAACCTTCACCCCTGCAACGCATAAATACTGTCACCATACGAGCATTGCCTAGTTCAACGCCACCACTGCTATTGATCATCCCTAGTGTTTCCTCAGTGAAATCACTTAATAGCTCCATTTCACTCATATCAGCACCGCCTTGCAGCAAAGCAAATGCTTCATCTAATGGAATATCTTTTGCAATGGCAATCCGTTTTGCTAATTGCACCGCACGAATAGTTGCTTGGCTTTGCACCTTACTAAGTTCTTCTTGCTCAATACCTTCTGCAACTAACCATCCGCCATGTTGCCTTAGGCGCAACTTGGGGCTGAGTTCAAAAAATTCAGGCTCTTCGCTTTGAAGTAGGAAGCTATACTTGCTCATGATTTAGAACGGTTAAAGTGGCATTGAAGACCTTTACTCTTTCGCTTTGAGAACGAAATTCTTTAGGCACTTCAACAAGAAAAGAATGATCTTCGTTTGAAATTCTAATGGCATCCTCAGGAAATGCCATAAGACAAAGAATACCTATTTCAACGCTGGATCCTACGTGAGAGCAATTAATGGCATGACATCGCCCGTCTTTGCTCCATAAGTAATCAATTTGCATTGATAGCCGTTAATTCTGCTTGCACTCTAAGTGCAAAAGCTTTAGCCACTGGCTTCCTAAAAGAAAATGCAATGGATAAATCATCAGTGAATTTCCTAGGATACCCTTCGTTTGTTCCTGTGCCTTCATGCACGTATTCTGCATATTCTTTGCCGCTATTGTTTTTAGCATCCCAATGCCAACGTGCTGTTACGTTACCTGTGGAGCTTGTCAACTTGTAACTTTCTTTACCACTATTATAAAGTGCTCCTAAGTCGTAAATATCACGAGGCGATCCTACTGTATCACCATTTCTTCTTGTTGTGGATGGACTATGATTCCACTTGTCTTCTTTAAATTGATCGTCCCAGAAAGCATCATTGATATCTTGCTCTGTCCAGTCTGTAAAAGCTTTGACTAAAGCCCGCTCAATCTGATTACCACCACTAAGACTTGCCATGGTTAAGGACCAGGGAAAATACGACGAATCGTCATATCAGGAATAACAAAACGGCAACGTTCATATGCCACATCGTCACCAGGCGTAAATCGTAATCCAGCATCAGGGAATCGCCTCACCATTCGATCCATTGCTTCTGCAATTTGTTTACCATCAGGATTATATTGCATAATTATTACTTCCCATTGTTGCAATACACTTACCATTCCTACACCAGCTTCAGGCAGTAATTCTGGATATTGCCGTATGGTAACTTCCATGCCAGTAACTTTCCATTCTGTTGGCACTCCTTTTTGTCCAACCACATAAATAGCTGGTACTTGTGTGTTATCAGGAAAGATGTAAGAACCAATTAAGTTAGGAGCCGCTGAAAGCAGTTCGTAAATTGTTTCCCTAAGTTGATTAATGTCCAAAATAAAAAGCCTCCCCGTAAGGAGAGGCTAGCAGAAAACAATGGAAAGAGCGCTTAGTTAGGAGCAGTTGGGATGATGCTACCAGAGCTAGTAGCGTTTTGGTGGATACCAATACGACCACGGCTCATGAGATCAAAAGTAACTTCAACTAAGTTATCAGCAGGATAGCTTTCGCTGTAGTTCATAACACGACCAACATAAGCTACGCGGTCGTAGTAGTAAGTGGTGCCACTAACGCCAAGTTGCTTGTTGATTTCAACGTACACTTCGGCTTCCTTGTCATAGCGACCAGTGGCAATCACTTGGAATGCTTCGTCAAAACTGTTCGGAACAAATACTGTGCCATCAACATCCTTCTGGAAGTAGGAAGTGATAGAAGCTGTTGCTGCACTGGTAACAATTACGCTATCAGAGAAGCCGCCGCCACCAAGTAAGTAAAACTCAGTGTTGCCATCATTGAAAGCAACAGAAGCTGTAGTAGCTGCTTGTAGCGTGAAAAGAGTGGGAGTGCCAGATACAGTGAAAGTAGAGCCACTTTGAGTGAAAACTGGACGACCGCTTGCGGCGATAATAGAACCAACACGTACAATTACGTCTTGGCTCTTAACCAGTTCTGTGGGATGGTAGAGCATGAGTC